CTATTACTTATAGCAGTGGTGTTATGTCTGACGGTGACAAACTTACATTTAACCACCCAGAACTTGGCGCTTATGTGATTAATTTTACAGGCGGAGCAACAGTCGAAACAACCTTCACCTCCAAATCAGCTAATATAGGTGTTGGTACTGCTGATGATTCGGACAAAGCAGCTGCTGCTGTCACGGTTCTTCTTAATAAATTACCCGGATATGGTGCGGTAAATGCAACCCCAAACACTGTCGTAATCACAGCTATCACAGCCGGTTCTCACTTTACATTCACTTTTGGAACTATTGGTGATGGTGATGAAGTAGATGCCAATAGTCGACAGGCGTTTAGTGCAGTTACTCCTGGTACAGACACAGATGACTTTGTTCATTCTTTCGTAAAAGGAAACAATGTATTGGCTTGTATGGGTGGAGATGCCGAGCAATTTGCAGCCTTACCGGTAAGTTACACTGGTTCAGTAACGTTCCCAGCTCTTCGTTTGACATCAGAAAACGCAAACTCAAATGGGAAGAACTTTGCACCAACAGACCTACAAGGTGTAAGACACCATAAAGGAACCTCTACCAGAAGAGATGATTCTTATATCGACCTCGTAAGAGTTCTTCCATCAAATGCGTCAAACACATTGACACATCACTTGGGAGAAACAGCATCTCCACCAGATGCTTTAGAATACTCATTTATCTTTTCGATGGATGATATTATGAGTGGTAGCTCAAATGCTAACTCTTACTATTTTAGCTCAGGTTCTTATGCACTTCTGGCTGATGATGAAGATGGATCGATAAACTCGCAAGCATCTATTTCAATCGAATTGGGTCTTTCTAAACTCTTCGAAAAGAAAGTTAGACAATTCCGTGCACCATTATTTGGTGGACACAACGGATTAGACTTAACAGAAGTTGAACCATTTTCAAACAAGAACTTGGCAGATAAGACAAGACTTTCTTCATATGCCTATAACTCAATATTTAAGGCTCTTGAGACAGTTGAAGATGCTGAGTCTGTGAAGTACGATCTAATTTCTATTCCCGGAATCACCCAGACAGACGTAACTGATGAAGTTATGGGATTAGCATCAAGACGACAAGACTGTTTGGCTATTGTTGATATCCCCGGTGGATATAAGCCCGGATACGAAAACAACGGAGCAGTGACAACAGGAGACCTGAACGGTACAATCACAAATCTTGAAGGACGTTTGATAAACAATTCATACGCAGCAACATATTATCCTTGGGTAAGACTAAGAGACCGTGTTGGTGGACAAGGTGACGTATTATTCGTTCCTCCTTCGGTTGCAGCTATTGGAGCCCTCGGAAAGTCTCAAGGGATGTCAGAGCTATGGTTTGCCCCAGCAGGGTTCAACCGTGGTGGTATTAATGAACTTGGTGGACCAACAGGACCAATCATAACAGGTACTTGGGAACATTTAACAAAAGCCGATAGAGATCGTTTGTATTCAACAAATATCAATCCTATTGCAAGATTTCCTTCTTTGAACCAAATAGTTATATTCGGTCAGAAAACACTTCAGCAAGAGTCTAGTGCTCTTGATAGAATTAATGTGAGAAGACTTTTAATATACCTTAAGCATCGTATTGGCCTTGTGTCTGAGACTATTCTGTTTGATCAGAATGTTAGAACAACTTGGAACAGATTTAAGTTTCAAGCAGATACAATTTTAGCAGATACACAAGCTCGATTAGGAATAAGTGAGTACAAATTGGTTTTGGATGACAAAACCACAACAGCAGACTTGATAGATAGAAATATTCTATACGCTAAGATATTCATCAAGCCTACACGTTCTATAGAATTTATAGCAGTAGACTTTATAATATCCAGAAGCGGAGTCGAATTCTAATAGACAAAACTATTTAAAGTAATAATAAGGAGATATATTACCATGGCCTTTTGGACAGACAACAACGCAGAACCGAAAAGAAAATTTAGATTTAGAGTACAGTTATTCTCTAACTCTGTTGCTTGGTATTGTAAATCAATATCAGCTCCCTCATTTGAAATTTCTTCAATTGAGCATCACTTTAGTGATCACGTTTTTCACTATCCCGGAAAAATTAAGTGGAACGATGTAACAGTTGTTCTTATTGACCCCGGTGGTGAGCATGATGTTGTTGAGAAAACAATGAAGCTCTTGTCTGATGCTGGTTATAAAATTCCATCAAATGGTTTAAACGTAGATGATTATGATACTTTTTCAAAATCAGAGTTGGTTACCAACAATGGTGATGTCGTATTAGAAGCTTTAGACGAGTCTGGTGATGTGTTAGAAGACTGGCATCTGCACAATGCTTTTATCACATCAGTAAAGTTTGGAGACTTTGATTACTCTTCGGAAGATATGAGAGAGATTGAAATAACGTTCAAATACGATTGGGCTTCTTGTGAAGTAGAAGGCAGTACCTTCTTTAGAAGTTAATATCGGAGAATGAATGTTTTGGAAAAATGCTCAAAGTTTATATCGACAAGCAGCCTACTCATTTGAAGTAGAGCTTGGTAACAAAGCTAATGCCGGTTTGTGGTATGCAAAATCTGTCGTTTTGCCAGCTTTTGAGCAAGAAATTATAAACGACCTCGTAGAAGGTCAAAGTGTTAAATCACACGGACCAGCAACTTGGCAACCTGTTGTGATTGAATTGTACGATATAGCTCCTAGGGTAATAGAGACCGATGATGTTACTAAGTTTGAAATTCCCACTACGGGACCATCAACAAGCTTTATGGCTTGGGCAACTGCTAACAACCTAATAGATGAAAAGAGAATGAGAAGAACAGCAAATTATCAAAACGCTGCTCAACATTCTTGGTATGCTACCGACTTCACAACAGGTGTTCCTATAACTGGTATTATAGGTGGAGTAAAGATAAGAAAAATTTATAAAAGTGGAGTTCAAGATAGAGGTACTGAAGAGTGGATATTGGAAAACCCAATAATGTCTGCTATAACGTTCGGAACTCTTGATGTATCCAGTGAAGATACTTTATTGGTTACTATGACCTTTGATTATCAAAGGGTAAATTACACGTTATACGAACAGAGAGCTTCTATAGCCTCCACAGAGCAATAACAAACAACAACAATAAGAGGTAAAAATTGACTAACAGAAATAACCAGAGCAGGATGGAAGCTCCAAACACACCATCACAACCAACACCAGCTCCAATGAGTTTATTAGATTTTGTATCACCAACTCAGTTTGTAGACTTGCCATCAAAGGGCAAGGTTTATCCAGAAGAGCATCCTTTGCACAACAAAGACAGTGTTGAAATTAGATTTATGACAGCAAAAGACGAAGACATATTAAGTTCAGAAAGTCTTTTGAAGAAGGGAATTGCCATTGACAGATTAGTACAGAATGTATTAATAGATAAGAATATATCTGTGGATTCTTTATTAATTGGAGATAAGAATGCTATTCTTGTCGCCTGTAGGATTTCTGGATATGGGAACATCTATGAAACAGAGGTCATTTGTCCATCTTGTAATGCAAAGAACCAGCTATCCTTTGACCTCAATACGGTCAGAGTACACTATGGTTGTTACAAGGAAGGCGAAACACACAGTGTAAACCATATGCTAACATTACCTCATTCAAAAGTAAACCTTGAAATTCGCCTTCTTACTAGTAAAGATGAAAAGACAATGGTCAAGAAAATACGAGAAAGCCAAAAGAGAAAAGACCAAAGCACAACCATCACAGACCAATACAAAATGATGATCGTATCAGCGCAAGGCGTCTCAGATAGATCACAGATATCTCAGTTTGTTGACCTAATGCCAGTCAGTGATTCAAAAGTTTTGAGAGAACACTATAAACAAATTTGTCCAAATATCGAAATGAAAGAGCAGTTTGAATGCGTTTCTTGTTCACATGAGCAGGAATTGGAGGTTCCGTTTAATGCGGACTTTTTTTGGCCTAAGTCCTAAATATATGGAGTCTGTTTACGAACAGATATTCAGTATGATGCATCATGGTAATTGGTCATTTTCTGAAACATACAGTTTACCTGTTGGTTTGAGATATTGGTTTTTTAACCGAATGGTGAAACAATTTGACGATGAAAAGAGTCATCATGAACAGGAAATGAAAAAAGCCCGAAAGAGATAGCTTCGGGTTTTTTATTTTTAACTATTTACTATACCGAGGACCTTATAATGGAAATAGACTTTACAAAAAAGAAACTTTTAAAAGAAAGTTGGATGCAATCAATGGCATCATGGAATAAAACATTCCTAAAATATCTTTATGGCAAAGATGTAACAATGACTGCTGATTTGGAAGCTCATAAGATGTTAGAAGAGGATGAGGGCGATAACAGTTTAAAATTTGTTATTCGTGGAGAGCAGAAAGATGTTCAAGCGTATGCTCGAGCATTGATGGCAGAGAAAGAGTATTTAGATTTCTACATGCAATATGGTGAAGAACATTTCCAATCCAAAAAGAAGAAAAATTTGCTTGATCAAGCTGTGAGGAATTTCGAACAAACAACTGGCATTAGGTGGCCTTTCAAAGATTAGGAGGATAATCTATGCCAACACAAGAAGAAGTCACTTTACAACAGATCCTGAATCAACTGAATGATGAACAGGGAAAATTTTTAAAATATAAGCTCGACTTGAAGACACAACTTAAAGGTTTAGATGCGGATGAGCTTGCTGCTGCTCAAGCAGTTGGTGATATGAGAAAACTCGAGCGCCAAGCTGTCTTTGAGACAGTCCAATTAAGAGAAGAATTGGCTACATTGTTAGAAGAAGAAAAAGCTTATGGGTCTGAACTCGGAGAACAAGAATCAGATCGAATTGACGCCCTAAAAGAGCAACTAAAAATAGGAAAAGACATTAACATCACAGCGGATGAGTTGAGAGATTCTAACAAAGAAGATGAAAAGAGTTTAAAGAGAAGAGTAAAGTACGGAGAAAAATACGACAATGTTTGGGGCGGTATAGCAACAAAAATAGGTATTGGGAATTCATCAATGCTAAAGGGTGTCAATAACGTAATTACAATGGGAACCGAACTTGCAAATAACGAAGAAAAAATGCAAGAGTTTGTAACGTCCGGTAAAAGAATGTTCTCTCTTGCAAACATCGGTTTCAAGATACTTGAAAACACTATAGCTATGGCACTTGCCGTCGATAAAGCCAGAGCCGGCTTTGCAGCTGCAACAGGTACAGGATATGAATATCAAAGAACCTTGGTCGATCTTAATAAAGAAGGTCTGAACATGGAACTTAATATGGAAAGAGTTGTACAAGGCCTAACAGCAGTTAGACAAGAACTTATAGGCGGTGCAGATCAGAGTAAAGAATTCCAAAAAAACTTATCACTTCAAATAGGACAGTTTGACAAGTTAGGGATAAAGTCTAGCGAAGTCGTTGGAATAATGAACGATTTGCAAGCAACAATGGGTGTGACATCAGCAAATGCTATAGAGCTCACAAAAGATATAGCACTTTCGGCAACCCAAATGGGAATAGCACCTAGTAAAATGGCTGCTGACTTTAGAAAAGCATCAAGTCAAATAGCAGTTCATGGAAGCAAATCTATTGATGTGTTTAAAGGTTTAGCTGTTGCGGCTCGTAACGCTGGGACCAGTGTTGATAGTCTTTTATCAATAGCCAGCAAATTTGATACATTCGAGAGCGCTGTTGATTCAGCTGGTAAGTTGAACGCTATCTTGGGTACCACAATGTCAGCGACAGATATGCTAAGAGGAACAGAAGAAGAAAGAATTGAAGGCCTTATAAAGACTGTCCAATCAACAGGGGTACAATTTAACCAAATGGATCGGTTTAAGCAGAAAGCAATCGCACAAGCTGCTGGTATTAGTGATATGGCAGAGGCAAATAGAATATTCGGAATGTCTCTTGGGGCATATAAGCAACAACAAAAGGACGCGGAAGCTTCGGCAAGGGTTCAAAAAGGTTGGAACGACACTTTAAGTGCTACATTGCCAATTCAAGAAAAGCTTCAAATGGCTTTGCAAAAATTAGCAGCAAATGGAGCTACTGTTGATGCAATAATAGGAGCTATGACAAAAGGTGTTGAAATATTGACAGCGGCTTTTGAGTTTTTATCGGGACCAGTCGGTACCTTTATTATGTACACAGCTATAATTACCAAAGTCCTAGGTTCTATTCCAATTCTAAGCACGATGGCGACAGGAGCTATACAGGCATTCGGTGCTTCATTCTTAACAGCGGGTGCTGAAGTACAAGTTGGTAGCGGAATGGCCTCTGGTGGAGTTGCTTTGCTTGCGGCGTCGTCGTCGGCCAGTGCAGGACCTATATTGGCTCTTGGTTTTGCCATGTTATTGTTGGGTGGTGGTATTGCTTTAGCCTTATTAGGATTTGCGGGTTTAGTGCTGGCGTTTGGACAATTAGAGGGTGGGCAAATTCTTGGTGCTGTGGTTGGTATTTACGCTTTGAGTAGCTCTATTGTGGCAATGGTTGCTGCCTTAGCCGCGATGGCTAATCCAATGACAGCCGCTGGTGCAGGAATATTTAGTACAGTAGCTTTAGCTATTGGAGGTGCAGCGGCAGGTGTTGGAGTATTGCTGGCTGGTATGGCTGCTTTGGCTGGGTTAATGCAACCTGTCACTAATGCCGGAACAGGAGCGGTTGATGCTGCTATGGGTATAAAGAAGATGGCTGAGACTTTAAAGTCTGCACCGGCAAACTTTGATATGACATTAGAAAACCTCGCCCTCATAACTGCTGGAAAGTCAGCAGGTTTAACTGGTACAGCAAACGCAACCAGTGATTTGGTCAACAACATAAAGAATGTAATAAAGAACGAAATAGATTTGACTGTTGAGATATCAGGCGGAGCCTTGGAGACCTATATAATAGAAACTATGAACAACTACAAAGATGAAGGAGGCGGATAATCATGATTACATATGACGGCGCAAATTATTTAGATTCAGACGGTAATATAATATTCGTAGGCCCATCTACGGATGAAAATATTAAAGCAGCAGCTGCTATTGCATATAAAAAATATACACAACAAAGCTCTGAGGGAGTAAAGGGAGTCTCTTCTTCACCATCGAGTCTCAATGCCTCCAGTACATATAGTGGCGCTGGACTGGAAAAGATAATAGGAATAAACGCCTCAAAGGTGTCTATAAAGAGTTATATCAGCGGTGATACGGTGAACCTTCAAGGAGCAGTGAGTGATATACAAATGAATTGGGGTTTAGATTGGAATGAAGAAAAAGTTTACGGAAGATTAGATCCAATTCCAACCTACTCTGGTACTTCTAGAGGTGTGAGTTTTAGCATGGACCTAATAGCACCAGATGTCAGTTCAACATCAGGAATATCAATTGCAAAAGAAAATACCCAATTGTTGCAAATAATTGCGACGATGTGTTATCCTGCTTTCGATGGAGATATCGAAGATGGATACAATAGTGGAGTGTTAAAGGCACCACCACTTGTTGGAATAAAGTATGACAATGTGATCTGTGGTAAAGGCGGTGGTTTTTTGAAA